TATACGAGCATAAATCCCACTAATTCGATAAAAGAAACGACTAATTTCTCTCATAGTTTTTAAATCATAAGTATTAATTGCCATTAAGACATTCTGCTTTTCAGCTAACTGAGGATTGATTTTTCTCAATTCTCCAAGCTTTAAGATAGCATCATCTAATAGTCTTGCTCCAACTTTAATTTTATTAAAATCTAAACTTGGACGCCCTTGATAACCTGTTGATTGAAGAGTGTCAGCATCTTGTGTTGCTGTAATATTAAAACCTTTTGAATGAATTTCTTCTAGTCTATTACGCAATGAGACACCTCCTTTTACTCTTATCCTTATTATATTATAACAAAAATTTTGATAAAAGTCAACTTACCTCAATTAATGTTTTAATATTCTATTACCATCCATAAGCAGCTTTCATAATATAATCATAATCCACTATATGTTCATCCCAATATGGAATACATACTAATCGAATATTATGTCTAGCACAATATTCTCTTTTCTTTGCATCATTGTGCTTTTGTTGATATAAACCTCTTGCCCCACCAAATTTAGACTTAGCTTCATAATGTTGAATACCTTGAAATTCAATTAAAAAATCAAGATTTCCTTCATCATCAAAAACCGCAAAATCAAATCTTAATGGGCGTCCACTTTCCGCTACGAGATCATTAAAAACGTATTCTTCTTTAAAATTTAATCCAGCTGCATTTAAAATATCTTCTATTTTAATTTCACCTCTACTAGATCTCATTATATTATAGTCACCGCCTTTCGATATTTAGTGAGAAGATATTTTTCTTCTCACTAAATATAATAAAATTTTTATAAACTACTTTTTTCTTTTTTGTCCAAAATTTTAATTAAAAAACATAAGATCTGCAATAGAATAACTTTTTCTTTTTTTCTTCTTGTCTTCTTCTTGTTTAATATAATATAATCCATAAACAAAAGCAGAAAATTTATCTTTCTTAATACTTTTATTACTCTGTTTAAGAATAATATTTACACCTTCATTCTCTTCAACCAGATTCAACATTTGTTCTCTTAAAATTGAAGTTAAAACAAAAGGTCTAAGATATAGATTTCTTTGTTCTGTAGTCATATTCTGACCAACTTTTGTTTGTAATAATTTAGATTTTGCGGCGGCCTCGTCTATGAGAAATTTTACCTTGCCGCTTGCCATCTGAGTCTGAGCATAAGAATAAGCTTCTGTATTAATTGGAGCATTAGCTTTAATTAAATACATTGCATTATCTTCTACATCAACACCTTTAATTTTCTTATAAGGCTCAATAGCTTCTTCAGAAGTTCCGCCTTCAACACCAAATGGTGGGAGGGTATCTCCAGTTTCTGGGTCTACCTGACTTTTAGTCATAAAGTCAATAAGACCAACACCTAATCCATTAGCATCTATAGACAGAATCCGCGCTTTATATTTATAATATAATTTCTTAAGATTGATAGCTTGAACTTCAAAATCTTCTGCTTCATAAGTATAAATATTTACTAAAGTTTTTAAATCAGAACCTTGCGGTTGTGGAGTTGATTTCCAAATACATGCCTCTGTTGTACAACCAAGTCTACCTACATCGACTCCAATTACATAATATGCATTCTTAGAAGACCTTCCGCTATATTCATGTTCAGGCTGAAGTAATATTCTATGTTTATCAAATTTTTCTGCTGAATAGAAAGCATTTTCTACATCACCAGACCAAATACTTCTATACTCTCGGTCAAAAGATTCATCATTATATGTACCTTGTAATTTAAGTTGGTCTACGAAATCTTCATCTAGCAATCCTTCTTTCACAGGTGTTTCATAAGTTCCACCCATAATCATTGCCATATCTGGTTCAATAATACTCTGAATCAAAAGTTCAACTAACTTATCGTACGCAAATGAATTCTTCCATCCCGCAGTTGTGATATATACTTGGCTCTTGTTGACAACTTCTTCTTTATGTCTTGTACCATCTGGAAGAAGTCTGTCTACGTTAGTAGTAGGTATTATAACTTCATTGAGTATATCTCCATCAATAAGAACACACTCTTCCATTAATCCGCCAGTTCTTCTTTGACCTCTGGATGATTGCCTTGCCGCCAAAATATCTATAGTAGAACCATTCTTAAAAACATATCTAACATCATCTTTTGATTTTTTAGATATACCTCTGTCCCAGTTAATCTCATTATTAAGAGGAGGAATCAAAGTACAAAGTTCTTCAATCTTAGCTATAGTAATACTTGCCGCCTGTTCTTTACCACCTGTAGTTACAAATAAGTGTGAATTAGGATAAAGTATTGCACGTAACATAAGAGCTAACATTGAAAGAAAAGACTTAGAATAAGCTCGAGGGAATGTAGCATAAACATATCTATGACGCATAACAACTCTTAAGAATATCCTTTGATAAAAATAAAAATGAAAATTACGTGGATTATTTTCTTTTAATAAATCATCTATGAATAAATCAGGATATTCTCTATAAAAAGCAAATAAATTCCGCAAATTATCTAATTGTTCTTTTATACGTTCCTCTGAAAGACCTTGTTTTAATCCGCCGCCTTTTTTATCAGAAAGGTCTAATAATGATTGTAAACTCATAATTATTCCTCCTCTGCAACAATAGAAGCATCTATATCAGCGTCTTCCGCCAAGGTGTTTTTAAAATCTTCAAAGTCTTCATCTTTTAATTCAACATTTTCAAGTCCTAAAGCATTAGCTTCTTGCCTATCACGTTTCATCTGTTCTGCAGCTTCTTTATTCTTTAAATACTGCTCTATTTCTTGAGCTAATGATTTATCCTCATAAATTAAAGATTTATTATATCTTTTTAAATCATTGATTACCGCATCAACAATATCCTTCTCTACAGTAATCTCATGTTTAGGAATTTCATGCCCCATTTTTTCACAATAAGCAACTAACTGACCTGCGGAATCAGCGAATTCCGCCTTATCACTTTTATTCTGAGCTTCTGTAAATTTTGCGGCTTTCATCATTGAATCATAAACTCTTGATAATTTTTGATAACTTTCAATATCTCCAACATCAATGGCTTGATTCATTTTTAAACTAGTTTTGCAAATCATTTTAAGAGTATCAATACGTGCCGCACCTTGTATATCAAATGAATCCATAAATTCATTATATAATTTTTCAAGAGCAACCCACTCTTCTGCTTTATATAATCTACCCCATTTTAAAGCAAGATATACTTTATCTTCTTCTGTTAAATCATCTGAAACAGAAGGAAGGTTAACTTGTTCAAAGTTACTATTAGCTGGATAGGCAGAAGATGCTCCATTCGGATTTTCCATATCTATTGTTGGCTGAGGAGCTTCTACTTGCTGATAAGTTAACCATTGAGCTTCACTTATCTCGCCTTTTTCATACGCCTCCCGCATCTCTTCCATTCGTTGTTTAACAACTTCTGCTGAATCTCCATATTGCTTTGCTTTTTCTTCTGCTATAGCTTTTAATCTTTCAGTATCTGCCCAACCATAGTCTTTCCATTGTTTTAATTTCATTTTTGACAGATATTTACCAAAAACACTCATTCCTGTCATTTTATATGGATCTTTTTGATATGCCCTATCTCTTAGTACATTCCATTCTTCTTCTATATATGGTACATCAAATTTAGGGAATAACCACATAAATGTATTTGGATCAAAATTATTTATATGCATTGTTAAACAAGCTTTGCATAACTCACATTTACTTCCATCTTTATAAGTGTAAAAATTGGTATCAGACATAGTTTTTCCACATTTTTCACAATGTCTCATTTCCGGCATAAATTATTCCTCCTTTCTTTTTAGATTTTGTATTTCTACATTCTTTGCATATACTATAATATCCATCTTTACTGGTACTATTTTTACTAAAGAATCTATTATTTGCTAATTTAATTTGTTTACATTTACTACAACGTTTCCATTTACCATACTCTTTTTCAGTATAGTACCATTCTAACCAATCGTTTTCCGCCTGTTGTGCAATTAATTTAGGAATTTTATTTCGCCATAATGAAGAAAGATATTCAACACTATATTTTATACCAAATTCTTGATTTAATAATGATTGAATCTCTAAATTAGTTTTTCCATCTATTTTATAAATTAATAATTTATAATATAATGGATATTTATCTTTTAAAGCTTTATCAACAATAGTTTCAAAGTCTAATAACATCCATTTTATATCAGAATTAAAATCTTCATAAGTTTCCATCTTTAATCCCGAATAATTACAAAGTAATATAACAACGTGTGCGGGATTGAACATACTTAATATACCTGTAGATTGAACGTCTCCCGCATCATTTAAAAATATTTTTTCATCTAAATTAGTTCTTGTTAAAGTTTTTACAAGATTGCGGGAATACATAGGTTGTTTAAATATACTCTTTATTACATATTGGTCTTTCCGCATTTCTATTAATTGTTTATTTAATAAATATTTTTTTCTTCCTGTTGCTTTTTTTGCGGCAGATGTGACTTCCGCAATTGATTCTTGTAATTCTTTAAGTCCGGGTATTGTTTCTACGTCTTCTTGTGTAATTTCTTTTTTAGGATCTAATAAAACATTTTTATCATTAATAATCATATGATAAAGTCCATCTTCACCATTTTCTAATTTACTAACTAATCCTTCATAAGATGTTTCTCTTTTATTTACTGTAAAAGCTCTATTCTCTGTTATAATTTTTCTTTCTTTTAATCTTTCTTGTTTGTTCATTGCAAATACAATATAATCTGCCATTTTTTCTAAGTAATTAGGAGTTAATTTCTCAGAAGGAGTGTTTTCAATAATTTCTTTTGTTTTTTGTACTCTTTCCTCAGGTGTTTGTAATGACCAATCCATTTTTATATAATCATTATTTGCCTGTTCTGAAGAGCTCGTTTTTGTATTATTCATGTTAAAACTCTCCTTTTTAATAATATGTATATATTTATTAATAGCGTTTCCCGCCTCTATTATTATTATACTAAAATTTTTCACTTTTGTCAAGATAAAGTTAAAAATTCTTGACCAAAAATACTTCATTGATTTTTTTAAAAATTTTTATTATAATATTTATATAAAATATGAAAGGAAATTTTTAATATGGAAAATGAACAAGAGATAAAGAAGATTAAAAAGAGAGATATAAAAATTATTCCTGACCTTGAAGGTAAGTGTCTTTTGTTGAGGGGGCACCGTTGGACAGAAGATTATGAATTTAATGAGGAATTTTCTTTAGAAGGAATAAGTGAGAAGGACTTTAGCGTTATTGCGGGATTCCTTGATACAATTTTTGATACTTTTGATGACCTTACTGGAGCAAGTTTAAGAGATATTAATCAAGTTGATGATGATGACTGATTAATTGGTTTGCCTTCGGCAAACCAAGCTAAATAAATCAGCATTGATTTTTTTAAAAATTTTTATTATAATATTTATACAAAATAAAAAATAATTTAAAGAAAGGAAGCAGTTTGGCAAAGCCAAACTGAAAAATAAGATTGTGGCAAGAAGAAAGGAATTATCGCAAAGACATTTGGAAGTATGGCAAGAATAGCTATAAGAAAGAGAAACAATGCAGCTATACAGGCGGTATATATTGCTCTTTGGAGAGAAGAACCTTCAAAGAAATATAGAAAGAGTGGAAAGAAAAATGATAAAAATAATTGAACATGGGAAAAGAACTGCAGAATGTAATTATTGTGGATGTAAAATTAAATATGAAGCTGAAGATATGAAATCAAATTTTGAAATTGTTGGATTTTTTGGAGTTAAAAAATATTATTATTATGTAAGATGTCCAGATTGTGGAAATAAAATTTTTATATGTTGGGTTTAAAAATTTTTGGAGATTTTATTGCTTTTTAAAAAGGAAAATACTTTTGTCGTATTTTGAATCCAAAAATACTTTTGGAGATTTTTTGGGCGAGGCAAAGCCATTTTCAGAAAATCAAATGTAAAAATCCCAAAATACTACCGGGGGGAATACTGCGTAGATTTTTGGAATACTGCGTAGCGATTCATTTGAGCGACGGCGCGAAAGCAAGCCTGCAGCGTCGAATTTTTTATTATAACATACCTTGGCGGTTTTGTCAATAGGAAAAGTGCACAAATTTTCAACAGGTTTTATCCTAAAATTTGTGCAATTTGTTTGTGAAATATTTCACAAAGTTTGTTAAATATTTAACAAGAGAAAACTCATTTTTGACCTGTTAAATATTTAACAGAGTTTGTGAAAGAAATATCAGGATTGTGAAAATAGTAACAAGATTGTTAGTTAATTAACAAACAATCTTGTTAAAATATTAACAAGAAAAAATCAAAAATTGTTATTTAGTAGAAAGATTGTTAAAAAATTATCATTGTTTCCGGACTCAAAAAAAATATTATTTTTTTCTAAAAACGCTTGACTTCTCTTGTAGGAGTGCTATAATAATATCATCAGATGAAGGAAAGAGCGAGGTACAAAAAATGAGAACACTTACTACTTATGAGGTTATTGCAAGAGACATAGAGACTAAGGCTATTAAGATCATCACACTCGACAGTACAGCCTACAACAACTGGATGATTGGCAATGATTGTTGCTGTGATTATGAGATTCTTAGAGTCAAAAAGATTGGATAAAAAAATCCAATCTTTTTATAAAAAAGAGTTGACAAACAAGAGCAAATCAACTATAATAATTACATAAGATAAAGAAAAGAAATGAGGTAAACAAAATGAATAACAATGATGAGATGATAACAATGATGATGATGACAGCACTTATGATTGAGCATGAGGAAACAGCTAAGCGAATGGCAAAGCTCGATGCAGAGATGGCTGAGATAACAAGACAGCTTGAAGAGACAGATGCAGAGCTCGCAGAGCTTGATGACATCTTTGCCTAAAGGCAAAGGTGTTTTCTTGCGGCGGGTCGCGCAGGCTCGCTGCGCGACGAAATTCCATTATACCACAGTGTTGCTCAATCTGTCAAGTGAAATTTTGCACAAAATTTGACTAAATTTTATCCCAAAATTTGTGCAACATTACTAGTTGACTTCTGATCAGTTGAGCGCTATAATGGGTACATAAGATAAAGGAAAGAGGTAAGCACAATGACAGAGGTAGAGATGAGAGAGATGAGAGAGATAGAGATGGCTTTAAAGGAAGCAGATGAGTATATGGCTATGGCTAGCTCATTCTTGGATGCTGTTGGTGAATGCATCACAGCAGCAAAGGCATATGATAAAGCATATGCAAGCTTTTGTAAGACAGTTGAAGAGAGGTAAATAATATGAATAACTATTCAGTGAAATTCCATAGAACTAACTTAGAGATATATGAGTATGATGTAATTGCAAGTACTCAAGAGGAAGCTGTTCAAATAGCTACTAGAAAGCTTTTTGCTTGGTATGACAATATGGATCCTTCTGAAATAACTGAGATTGATGTAAGTTCAGCTCATTAAAGAATAAGAAACGCTTGACATTATAGCGAATTTTCGCTATAATGTATGTATCAAATGAAAGAGAGGTAACTAAAATGACAGATAAGAGATTCGATGAACTAAATGAGATTTTTTCAAACATGAGCAAAGAGGATTATGAAGCAACCAAGATTGCGGCTGATGAGTACTATCAGTATGGCAAGATTGAGCTTGCAACTAAGCTTGCTCAGAAGCACAACATCACAGTTGATGAGCTACTCAGTTGGTGGTAACTGAGTAGTTTGGCGGCGCGCGCTGGGTTGTAGCGCGCCGAACTAACTATTATACCACACGCCGCAGATTTTGTCAATAGGAAAAATGCACAAAATTTAGTACAAAAAGTTCCTGTAATTTGTGCTTGACTTACAGTGCCAGTGGTGCTATACTTGTATCATCAAAGAGAGAGGTACAGAGTATGAAGAGAACAGAACTGTTTGCAACACTTAAGGAAGCCAATCAGATAGTAGACCGTATGGCTACTGTTGATGAAGATAGCAAGGCATATGATGACTTGTCTAGTGCGCTTTATTATACATTAGAGGCGCTCTATATGGGATATCATCCTTGGTATTCCGTTCTTCTGTCTAAGAAGACAGGACATTATTATATCAAGTTTAACGCTTGATATAATAAATATATATGAAACAATAGAGATTGAAAGTGAGGTTAATTTTTATGATGATTTTATCTGTAGTTGTTGTTGTAGCTTTATATTTTTTAATGGTTTTTGGGATCAATGGTTTGCTTGTATGGGGTATCTGTTGGGCGCTCAATGCAATCGGCATCCATGCGATCGCAGGTTGGACAGTTGAGTTCTCTTGGGCTCTAGTTTTATTATTCACTATTGCTGAAATTGTTCTTAAATCAATCTTTAAGAGCAATGATAAAAATGATGATTGACAATATAGAGGATTTCCGCTATAATTGTCTTATCAAATATGAGAGAGGTACAAAAAATGGAGACTTATACAGTAGAAGATATTAAGAGATATTTCAATTATTTAATTAACAAGTATCCTAATAGTAACTGTGAGGACTATACAAAAAGAATGATGTATAGAATGTTTGGAGATTCAAACGACTTGGATTATTTTGAAAAAGTTATGAAAAAGATAAGAGAAAATGCTTGACATTTGCGGGAGCCTGTGTTATAATGGGCGGCCCGCGCATGCTCCTCGCGCGGGCGAAATTTTATTATACCACAGCCTTGCCACTTTTGTCAATAGGAAATTTGCATAAAAAAATAATTGTTACACTCCCAAAATTTGTGCTTGACAGACCGCCATCCGCATGCTATACTTGTATCATCAAAGAGAGAGAGGTACAAACCATGAATGAGTTCACATTTTATCTGTTCTTGTTATCACCTATGTGGGTTCCTGGGTTAATGATTATAGGCTTTGCTATTAAACAGCTTATAGATAGTTTTAAAAAATAATGCTTGACAAATAAAGGATTTAGAGGTATACTTATATCATCAAAGAAAGAGAGGTACTAAGTATGACACACAGAGAGTTCGTTATGAATAGTTTCGAGGTAGTTGCTTCCACAGATAATGCCATTCTGTTTTATGCTTATGGCGAGCTGTGCTGTGAAATCAATGGGGCATCCTTTGATTGCCATAGCAAGGAAGAGTTCTACGAGATGGTAGAGCTGTTCGGCGATGATGACTTCGCCGAATAAAATTTGAAAAAGTAGTTGACAAATTCTAACAATACGAGTATACTTAAATCATAGAAAAGAGCTAGCCGACTAAAGTAAATAAAGAGAACGAGCCTAGCGCCGTCCGCTTTATTAGAAATTGAGGAACTCAAAAAAGAATCGAGGTGTTATATATGCGGGATCCGCCATACTGAAATTAAAAAACAAAAAATTGACTTTGGTCACTCGCCATTAGCCTACTTCCATTTGGGGCGAGATAGCAATACGGGCGCAGATGTAGGGGAGAAGTATCCTACATCTATTTTTTATTTATTTTTTAGAAAAAATTCTTGACAAATGAAATTCCATTCGATACAATGGCGCCGCGCGAACGCTCCACTCGCGCGGAATTTTTATTATACCATACCCTTTGATATTTTGTCAACTGGTATTTTGCACAAAGATCTAGCCTATGGAATCCCGCAATTTTGTGCAATATTTTTCTTGACATTCTGCTATTGTTATGATAATATTATTACATAAGAAAGAGAGGTAAACAAAATGAATATAATTCTTGCAATAATGATCATACTTATTTGGTTTCTTTTTGGTTTTATCGGAATGTATCAATATTATTACAGAAAATTTGCTTGGGGAATGATAATTTTTTTATGTATGGCACCTTTTTTAGCTTTTTTAGATTTTTTATTAAGATAAAAAACACTTGACATTTTAAAAATTTTTGATATAATAGATGTATAAGATAAAGAAAAGAGGAAAACAAACATGAGAGCAATTAACTTAGATATGGATGGTACAATAGCTGATTTCTACGGTGTAGAGGGATGGCTTGATTATCTCACAGCAAAGGACGTTACTCCTTATAAAGTAGCAAAGCCACTTGTAAACCTTAGTGTTCTGGCGAGACGTTTAAACACTCTACAGAGAAAAGGTTATACAATAAATATTATTTCATGGCTTGCTAAAAACAGCACAAAAGAATTTGACATAGCCGTAACTAAAACAAAAATAGCATGGTTAAAAAAACATCTTCCTAGTGTTAAATGGGATAACATCAACATCGTAGCTTATGGCACTCCAAAAAGCACTTTAGGCAATGACATTCTTTTCGATGATGAGGAAAACAATAGAAAAGAATGGAACGGCAAAGCGTATGACGTTCATAACATCTTAGAGGTTCTTAAGAACCTCTAAGAAATAACAAGAAGGTAGAACAATGAAAGAATTTAACGATAAAAAGCTGATGACTAAAAAAGCATGGAAACAAAAACAAAAGAGAAAACGTGTTCTTAATAACATGAACACAGGCACTCGAGACATGAAAACAAACAAGCACCCAACAAGAGCAAAGGAAAAAGAAAATTTGCGGGATGTACTTGACAACCTATAAAATTTTTGATATAATTGTTATATCAAATTAAGAGAGGTTAAGCGAATGGATAAATTTGAGAAGCTTGTTAAAGAGATTATAGCGGAAGCCGAGGAAGATGGTGAACCAGTTACTAGAGAAGAAGCCGAAGAAATGGCGAGGATGGAGCTGGGTGCAAAGGAAAATTGTAAACAGTATGTACAATCTGAAAAGCCTAGGAAAAAAGCTGAGAGAGTCCGAAAGGTAGACAATGAAAAAGGCGAGTTGTTAAGTGAAGTAAAAACTTTACTTGAGGGTTTAGGCGCTGAGGTTCTGAATGTAAAGACTGAAACCGAAGTCGAGTTTCTTTATAACTCTAGTCACTACACATTTAAGTTAACGAAACACAGACCGCCAAAGAAATAAGGCGGTAGGGTGACGAGTCTGCGGGTGCAACTCCCGCACACCCATTTGAACAGATTTAAATAGTACCTCTTTTCTTTATTAGAGGGCGGAAGAAAATTTTTTTTCTTCTGCTCTCTAATTTTTTTGAAAAAAGACTTGACAGGCGGGAAGTAATGTGATATAATGGCGGGCCGCGCATGCTCCTCGCGCGGCCAAATTTTCAATTATATCACCTGCCGCAGATTTTGTCAATAGGAAATTTCAACAAATTTTCTCAATTCTAAGTCCTAAAATTGTACTTTACAAACAAAAAATATTTTGATATAATAACTATACAAAGTCAAGAGGGAATGACAGTGAGATGAGTCAAGACCTGCCAGTGGTATAGCCACTTTCAGAAAAATAAAAATTTTTCAAATAACTCTTGACAGATTTTAAAAAATTTGATATAATAAATACATAAGAGTTGAGGAAAGAGGTGAAAAACTTATGAGAAGTCCACCGCAATAAAAATAAATGATCGGAGATGTGGTAGAACCATAGCGCCACAGGTCGGAAACTTTAGGGCGCGACTAATGCGACCAACGTGGAAAGTCAAGTTTCCAACTTTCCACAAGAAATACTTGACAACTGAATATAGAAATGATATAATAACTAAGTAAGTTAAATAAATAAGTTTTTGAAAGGTGGTATTTTTTATGGATAAGATGACAAATGTAAAGGCACTCGTATACGTTCTTGATAACACAACTCTCCCTGCTGATGTTACTGAGAAGCTCAAGGCTCTCAAGACTTCCCTTGAAAAGAAGTCGGCAAACCGCAAGCAGACTAAGACACAGGTAGCAAATGACACTTTCAAGGCAAAGGTCTATGACTTCCTTACTTCTGTTGATAGGGCAACCATCGCAGACATTTGCGCTAACGTCTTTGGTCTTGAGGACGCTACACCTCAGAAGG